CAGTTTGCAAGTCACCCTGCAAATTCTTTATTTGTCCTTCCATTGCTTGAATCTGTTGCTGTAGCAACTGTTTCTCTTCTGTCCTTCTCATAATACCCTCTTTGTCAAACAACTCTGGATTTTTCTTTAATACTTCATATTTATCAACAATACCCATTTGATACGCTTCTAAGTACACTGCAAGCTCTGCATATTTACTAGAAGGCATTGTTGACCCTGATTCAATTCTTATATCATGTTGATCTAAAACGTGCTTGTTCTTTTTTAAATCCAATACAGCACCACTAACATCTGAATAAAAATTAGCCATAACCTCTGTAATGTTGTTATTTGGTTGTGCCATTCTAAATATCTTTTTGTAAGTATAGTGACCCTTAGATAAATTGTATAAAACTTTTCCAAGTTTATTTATACTAAACTCAATATCTCTCAACTTAGACTTAGGTCTTTCACTACCTAATGCAATCATTCTTTCTGTAGCTCTCATTGTCTCTGGAGCTTTTTCGGCAAAGCCATGCATCATTTCTGGAAGACCAAATATAAAATCAATATAAAATTCAGACTGCTGTATTAATCTATAAAACTCTCCGGATAATGGTTGTGGAGCTGGATAATGAGGTTCCCCCTGTGAGGAATCCACTTCAATAACCGCATTAGGGTTTGCCCAGTCTTTTTCTAGCTGATCTATATCATCTACACTTCCAAGAGGAACTAATAATTTTAAACCTGCGGATGCTTGAGCGTGGGACAAAGCAAGTGACCAAAGTTTATTTAAAAGTCTCTGCATAGGTCTTGCTCTAGATACATCGCTCTTTGGGTAAGGTGTACCAGTCCATATGTTAGGGAGCGGAACAATAGGGTACTGGTCTGTATTTAAAATTTGCTCATACAACACAACCTCACCCATAGAGGCACATACTTTAATTCTTGTTTGAAACACCTCAATAGATGTAAAAGCACCAATTTCAAAAGCCTCTACATTTTCTTGGTAAAAAGAAGAATACTCTTCCTGCGATAGAATATCCTCTTCTTGTGTTTGCATATTAATAATTCTATAATAAGGAACTTTTGTTTTATAAAACCTTTCCAATACCTGATACTTCTTTACCTCATAGTAATCTTTATCTTTTACTTCTGCTGGGGTAAACACAGTCATAGAATTTTTATTTTGAGAAGATGGATAGTCTTCTTCATCATAAGTAAATCCAGTTATATCACGAATTAAACCGGGAACCTTTTCCCCTGTTAATGGATCAACTCTGTCTGCTAATTCAGGGTAGAGGTTGATGGCTTGCTCACCTGTTAGAATGGTAGAAAGGATAATACCATCCGCATCAGTGAACCAACGATCCCTAGAGCTAGGGGATGCATAAACTCTAAAAGGATCAACATAAGTAAACTTAACATCACCTCTACCAAAATCAGATTCTGAATCTATATATCCATATAGATATCCCATTCCTGTTGTTGCATAATCTTGTATTGCCTGTTTTATCTGCCAGTCCCCATCTGAGTTTTGCCAGACATAACCCATGATAGTTCTCCATAAAGAAGCTACTTGGACATCAGAGTCTTCTCTTGGGGTAATGGTAAATGCTGGAGGTCTGGAAGTTAAAACTGCTTTAAATTTTTCAATAGCAGCAGAAACACGATCCATAGGTATGTCTGCTTGATTTCTTTGAGATAGTTCATCTGACTCATCTACTGTAAAATGATTTCCAAGAAAGAAGTCAATGTCTTTTCTAGCTTCTGTATCCCAATCAGACCTAGCATCTCTCCACTCCCTGTAGAGCTCTTCGTTATATACCGCTCTTTTATCCTTTTCCATATTACCTCGGCATATAAGGCATTGGAGTAAACAATTCAGACATTTTTCTGTCACCAATCATTCTATCTGGAAATACATTTTCTTCCATAGCCCCACTAGACTCAATAGGAACTCCCTCATTTAAAATACCTCGTAACTTCATAAGTTCTAAAGTTTTTAAAGCTTTATTTACTATGTCTTGATTAATACTTTGATTTAAGGCATTGGCTTGATTTCTAACTATTCCTAAAGTTTGACCCTCGTATATAGAAGGATTTTGCATCCTCATGTCAATCTGTAATGGATCATCACTATTCATTGCCTGCCCACCTTCTTGATATCCCATCATCTTCTTCTTCTTCTTAGCCATGCCACCATATCGCATACCCATTAATGAATCTTCTACCATGCCACCATCTTGCATATAACCCATACGATTTCGCACCATCTCTGGCAACTTCCCTAAACCGGGGTTGTCTTCTGGCACTGCTTTTAACTGCCCACCTTCTTCCATCATCATCATCTTATCTTTAACCATACCACCATGACCATAAGACATCATGTTCTTATTCTTTACTTGCCCACCATGACCGTATTTTACAACACCACCCATTTGCATCGGAGTAGAACCTGCTTTTACCATACCACCACCATACATCATTTTCATATTAGAAAGTGTTGCCATGTTTATAAGGTTGTCAATAGCAGAATGACCACCCTCTTTTGGCATATTATTAATTTTATTTAGCATGGGAACTCCTATCATATCCACTGCTTCTTTACGAATTACAAACTCACCGGGAGTTAATTTTGCTTTTACTGTATCTGTTGTTCCGGGCATTAGTCTCTTACCTCAAAGTGGGGAAAATCATCAAAGCGATTGTCCATTACGTGAAAATCCATGTCCCAATCTCCTCCCCATCTTAACTTAATGCCCATGCCCCTAGCAATACCGATAACGAAACCAGCAAAGAGAGTCTGTCTCTCTCTATCCTCCCAATCCACAGGATAAGGGGTAACGTCAACGGCTTTAGAAGGAGAAGAATTGTGGCGACCATTAGGATACTTAACCTTAGTGCGACCTTCTTCATATAATTTATTTTGCCTTTCTTTACTACGATGACCTTCCAAAATAGAACAGTCAACGTGTTTGATTACTTCATTAAACACATCTTGCAACCTTTTATCGCAGGTTGACAATCGTTGTTTTGATCTTTTAGAATATCTTGGCATAGATGTATTTAGCTATTATAGTTTACAAATAAATAAAGTTTTATGCAATATCAAACCCTCGCACCAGTAATCCAACTGTACGCTCTTTTCCTCACTTTCTTAAAAGTTGGTTCTTGAGATTCGGATAAAGTTTTTTGAGATGTTCTTGTACTCTTAGGTGCTTTTGCAAAATAGTCTGCATAGTACAATGCATCCATAACATCATCATGTCTAGGCTTTGGATGTTCAAAGAATTCATCTACCAGTTCTGTCATTTCTCTTTGTATGTATAATTTTTTAGAATTGACAATTGTTCCAAGGCTTGTTTCCAACCTGTCTTGCTTTTTAATTCTAGCTGGAGGTTTAACTCCTTTAAAAATACCCGGAAGAAGTCTTTTTTCCTTAGCGGATAGTCGTGTAACCATATCCCGAACCATCTCCTGTGCCGCAACCGTTTCAATAGTGACTCTCCGTACTGGATGGTATTTGTTTGCAAGGCGAATAATTTCATTAGGAACATCAAACGTAGGGATTCTTTCTCTAAAGTATTCCAACACATAACGATTGTTACTTGAGTCGATACCCATAACGAGTATAACTTGGTAATCGGATGTCTCCGAAGCTGTCGCAGCAAGGTCAACACCGATGTAAACATTGATTGGGATTGCATCTTCACCATCAAGAATGTAGTTAAACTTACCCTTAGATTCAATCTTTCCACTGTAGTACTGTAATCTGTCTATTTTAAAAGATGCATTAGAAGAATCTCTTGCATCATTCATATACTCTTGAGCAAATTTATTTACCAAGCCAGCTTCAATGAACTCTCGTTTCTTAGAGGCTAACTTCTTTAAGGAGAATTGTTCTTTCCAAATAGACTTTCCATTCTCAATAGCTCTGTGAAAGACGACACTCCAAGGATATTCCCTGCCTTCCTCTTCTGCCTTTTTACTTCCATCAACCACTTGCTGTAAAAAACTATCAAAGTGAACAATGGTTCCCGAAAGCCATATCCAACCTTCCCTTCCCGGTGTTTCTTCTAGTGCTGGATATACAGTAGAAACAATCCACTTCTTAATGTCGGCTCTTCTCTCTGGTGTTTTTGTATTTAATTCTGATTCAAAGTCATCA